TCTGCCTCTACTCCCCCTTATCTGGGGAAGCGGGAGGCTCGGCAGCCTTATTTTCAGCCTGAATTGGCTGTTCTTCTTGGACAGGAGCCTCCTTGAGTCCAAGCTCGATCATTTTCTGATTGTTCTCTGGATTTGTTGCAAACTCCAGAAACGTTCCAGCATTATTCTGGAACATTTCCCGCAATTCTGCGGGTAGTTCCGCAAACATACCGTTTGCATCATTTACGAGGTCTAACGCCTCTCTATATTCGTTGACTTCTGAATAATCACCGTATTGGGCTACGCCCTTTTGTACATTTGCAATAAGGCCTGTCTTGTCATATTGCTTAATAATATTACGCACATCCGCCTCATGGGCGAAGTGCTGTTGTGTTAGGCTTTCGCCTTTTGGTTTTGTTTGGACGCGCTCACGCTCGCCATAACCTGTTTTAAATACCATTTTAGCCATTACTTAACCTTTCTAAATTTTTTATTCAGAATAAATTCCGCTACTTTTCCACCGAGTGAAATACCTTTAAGCACTACATCAGCAGCTTGCTTCGCTGATTGAACACCTTGCGGACCGATATCCTGTCCTAACATTTTTGACACATCTTGATAAAAATTATTATCTCGGTTCATAATCGTACCTGTAAGACGATCTATAAACCATTTTTCTGTCATATTTTTAACTTGCTGTACTGCTACTTTATACGCCTGTTTTAAATTTTTATTTTGCTGTATAGCATTTTCTGTTTGTTGTTTTGTGAACTGAGTTTGAGCTTCAATTTGTTTTGTTTGCGCTTGAGATTGCTTGGCACTACTGACTTTTCCATATCCCTCTACCGCAGCAGCTCCAACATTGCTTGCTTGGTAAGAGGCTCCAGCTGGTGACGATGCCCCACCTAATTTTGCTGAAAGAATCGGATTAATACCGGCTGCTTTTAAATCTGACATTTGCCGCTGATGCGCGGTGTTACTCATACGCTCTTGAAACGCCATTTGACGCCCTGTAGACGCTCTTGTTTCCCGATTGGCTCTATATTGACCTAACGCCGAAACTCCGGCTCCTATCAACCCTGAATAAGGGTTAATAGCTGATAACATACTACTAATTCCCATTAGAACACTCCGCAACTACGATGCCAAGATTGTCTGCAGTACCACATATAACAGGCACCCAGTCATCATAGCCATGAGACATAAGCCAAAGAACAAGCGAACCGATTGCCATAGGCAATGCGATACGCTTAATAACATTAATAACGATATTCCACTTAATATCCATAACATACCTTAGAAATGATCAATAAGACCCGGAACGCTATATGTTGGCATTGGACGCGTACATTTCATATCGAAATACCAATCGAATAATAGATCTGGTTCACTTGGTAATGCTACAACCCGATCAATTGGCGGGTTTTCCTCAATAAACGATGCATTGAGCACTGGCACGCTGCCGAAGTCTTGTGACAAATGCCATACGTCCAAACTACCCGCAGCGTTCGACCGCATTTTACCTGTAATTTGTGACGGCTTGTAACGATACTCCGCATAACGCTCTTGATATCCAAATACATCCTGATCTGCACTTGTACCTTGTGTATAAATTTCTTCGTTTAACACTGCTTGTTCACCGAGGTGTGCGAGCGCTGGCCAATAGAAATCCCAGCGATCCCGACGAGACCACATCCGATTCATACCTTGTTGATATGTAAGATCTGCAAATACACATGCCATGCCGATAATTACGCCATGTTCGACAAATGCTTTACTAAATCCGTGACCTTGTACACCTACTGTTCCCATCGCTGATAGATTACCTTGTGGCGATGTTGTATCTGTTGACGACGTTTGCGGAATTGGTTGCATTGTTACCGGCGTTTTGCCACCACCGAGATACTCCGGACGTTGCAAACGTGCGTCTGGTGACGTAACACCAAAATGACTTTGCAGAATTTCTGTGTACCTTGTACCACCTCGCGCATCGCGCTCATACAAACGCTGGATCTGAAACGCTTCACGCAACTGATTAATTGTTGCAGCTGTAGCATCCGCCAAATCTGCATACATCATTCTTCCGCTGCCTGTTGATGAACCAATATGGACTTCAGCTGAATCAACACGCAAACCTGCTGTAGCACCTGAACTATCCAGAATATTTGTACGTCTATTGTCCAATGAACTAGCAATCAATGCGTCATGAACAATTGGTGCTTGTGTTCCTAGCGGTAAATTCACCGCTTCGCCTTTTTGTGGCCACGGCAAACATGACGTGAAATAGTCATGCCGCTTGCCACGTTTTAGCAACGTATAATCACTAATATTGTCAGGGCCATCGCCCTTATCTACTGTGACTGAATCTTGAAGGTTTTCGTCCCGAAACCATTCGTTGTAACATAAATTATAGGCACGTCCGTGCAGGTTATTAAACGCAATACCGTTCACACCTGTTGGCAGACCCATATAATCATATAGGCTGTCGCCTGTAATACTTACCCCTGACCCCAGCGTTAGCTGTGGAACCAAATAACTTGTACTATCGCCCGGATTATCCTGAGCACCATTGAACTTTTCCCAATTGTCCCAAATCAATCTGTTTGGAACAAAGAAAAAGAATGTTTCGACATATAGGTTATCCATTACTGGATAAATTGGTGTAGCTAGGCGACCAAACCCATGCGCTTTTAAATTAAACGAATCGCCTGGTACTACTTCATCGACGAAAATTGGTACAAGGTACCCTGCGTCGAAAGTTGTTTTTAGTCCGTGTGATCTGTTAAATGTTGAACGCTGAATTTCAGCTTGTGGCACTCGCGAAAACTCGTGCTTCATTACTGTTGGCAAATTGCCCATACGACCGCCTAGCATTATCTTATTCTCCTACTAGATTTTCAATTTCTTGGAGTTTCTCAGGCATTTGACCTGTGATAACTCCGCTTACATCGTCAAACTCACCTAACTTATGCAAACTAAAATCCGCTGGATGTTTTGCAAAAGCATGATCTGGTGAATTAACTACTAAATCTTGAATTGCGCGAATTGCTGTACCGTCTTTGATTTCCAAAAACGGAGCTGAGAACAATTCTGCTTTTCTATCATATACTGCATAATATACTTTTTTCATTACTACCTCCTAGTTAGTTTCAGAAACGCTAAACGTTTCTTATTAATCTTTCAAGCTTTTTTATTTTTACTTCTTCTTCCACCCATAGTCGGTCCATTTCTTCACCATAATTAATTATGGGCTCATCCGCGTTTGCAACGCGTGTTTCTTTTATTATTGCGAAAAATTCTTCTTCGCACAACTTATCGTAATACCGTGGCGGTCTTACTTTTTTGCCATTGATAACGATATAATCGTGTTTATGGCAATCATGGTATCCATATTTTTGATACCATTCATATCCTATGCCCGGCATACGCGACATAGTGCAATATTCCGGCTTTATTTCATTTATTACTTCGCCGGTTTCGAGATCTACCTCTCTGTAGTGGGACGCAGCCGCGTCCCCTGTTACTTTTTTCATTACATATCTGGCACAGTATGCTGCTGTCTCGAAGCTAACTGCTCCGATCGTATGGAATCCATACGGCCATAGCTCCGCTAATTCTTGACTTATAAATAACTTAAAGTCGCCTTTATTTGACCACAGTTTTTTATCTTTGAAATCATGCCCGAATAATAGGGCGTGATAATGTGGTCTTTTATTTTTATCCCCATATTCCCCACAATGGAAAAACCTTATTTTGTGGGGATACTTTTTCCGGAGGCGTTTCATAAACCGTTGGAACTCTGTGTTATCTAAACTTTCCGGATTTTTACGTTTCGCAATGTGTTCATTGTCGAACGTTAGAGTTATGAAACAATTATCCTCGTGCGTCTGAGCCTCATGAACGCACCTAATAGCCCATTGGCGACTGTAGTCTAACCTGCAGCCAATACATTGGCCACAGGGTAAATTAAAGCCCCTCGCAAATGCGAAGGGCTTATCAAATACTACTTTTCCATCGCATTTATAGGCTACCAGAGGATGATAGCATGGCATCTATAGACGGATGCCACCGCGCATTGGTTTTGTGAAGTTTTTACCCTTCACTTTCATAGCGCCTTTTGTAAATTGTTTACGGCTACCTTTAGCGCTCATTTTTTTGCGATATTTCATCTTCTTTCCTTTCAAATAAATTTAACCATACTTCGCCGTTTTTATCTGCAATCGGCAACACATCTAACTTGATCCAAAAATTACGGTCGCTTTTCTGTGCTATCCCTATTTTGATCCACTGTGTTTTTTCTTCCCGTGTCTTGGCCTGAGTTAAATTATACTTAATTGTTTCCACCTTTTCCTCCTTTGGTGTCAGTGGGCACAGTTACATCAAGTGAGTAACTGTGCCCTGGCTGCCTCTACTCCCCCTTATCTAGGGGGGCGGGAGGCTCGGCAGCCTTATTTTCAGCCTGAATTGGCTGTTCTTCTTGGACAGGAGCCTCCTTGAGTCCAAGCTCGATCATTTTCTGATTGTTCTCTGGATTTGTTGCAAACTCCAGAAACGTTCCAGCATTATTCTGGAACATTTCCCGCAATTCTGCGGGTAGTTCCGCAAACATACCGTTTGCATCATTTACGAGGTCTAACGCCTCTCTATATTCGTTGACTTCTGAATAGTCACCGTATTGGGC